AAAAAGAAAGGAAGAAAAAAAAACAAAGGAAGGAAACAAACCTATTCCCACGACGAACCGCATTTCAATTTTTTCACAGGAAAAACTGAAGACACCTAGACACCTAGACACCTAAACACCTAAACAGCAGTTACTATATATCAGTAGTTGAAGATGGAACCAAGACTTTTTATTAGCCCTGATGAGCCAAAAGTATATAATCCGTGGAATCCTACGAATCGTCTAATTCCGGATGCAACGATTCTACACGTTTTACGCCAATACGGTATTCGTGATAAACCGCAACGCTGGGAATTATTTCGCCAAGCCTGTGTTCATAGTTCCTATGTAGACAGACAAGAGAACTTATTATCACCAACGGGAGAACCCGTTATTGTCGCACCTAAACCCGATGATTGTATGCCGCTTTGTAGTTCAGACAACGAGCAAATAGAATTCGTAGGTGATTCGCTACTTGGTTGTATTATTGCCTTGTATTTACACGAACGTTATCCAGACCAGGACGAGGGTTTTCTAACCCGATTACGAACACGTCTGGTCAATAACAAACAATTAGGCGAACTTGCTTTGAAAATCGGATTCCATAATTGGATAATTCTGAGTCGTCACGTAGAAGAGGTATGCAACGGTCGCCGTAATTTACGAATCTTAGGAAGTATGTTAGAAGCGTGGGTTGGTGCGATGTATTTAGATATTGCGGAGAAAGCACCGGGTGCGGCGTTTATGCGGGTCAAAACGTGGCTTATCAACTTGTTTGAAGCACAGGTTGATTTTGTAGCCTTGATTAGCGAGGATAATAACTTTAAAGACCAATTGCTCAAATATTATCAGGCAACCTATCATACGCCACCGAAATACAAGGAAGTCGCAGTGGAAGGACCTTTACACGATAGAACATTTACAATGGGTGTATTATCACCTACAGGTGCGATTGTCGCGACTGCGACTGCTCGGAATAAGAAGGTTGCGGAACAAGAAGCCAGTCGTTTAGCGTTGATTCGGTTAGAGGCTGCGACTGCGACTGCGACTGCGACTGCGACTGCGACTGCGACTGCGACTGCGACTGCGACTGCGACTGCGACTGCGACTGCGACTGCGACTGACGCGTAATCAAAAACGTTTAAAAAAGATGTAGGAAATAGAATGGAATCTGTGAAGCGTGGTATTCCCCGGTGGTTACCACCAATAGACCCTTCCAAAATTCGTACTGCTCCAGCACCGCCGTCGATGTTTGAACAACTCGAAAGTATTACAGCGGTTATGCCAATGGGCGAACCCGCAATATCAGTAGGCGAGATGGTACCAAAACCAGTTACAGTAAAAGCGGTGAGAAAGACTGGCGCTACTGTTACTGGTGCAGCCGTGCCTGTAGAAGGCAAAGAGCGTACGACACGTATTCGTAAAGAGATTGAATTACCTGCTACGATTGGTGAATTACCCGAAGGTTTGAAAGATATCGCCGCACGTATTGAAATTAATACACAAAAAGACCGTATTCTTGTTCACCAAGATGCCTTCGTACCAAGTAACCGTCGTGCGTTCAAACAATTTATTATTCAAGCGTTTCGTCGTTACGCATTACCAAAAGTGTCGGATATACCGGACCCCGATGCATGCGCAAAAGCAGTTGCGGATTCAAAAAAAGAGACAAAAGCATTTGCGTATCAGGCATTTGTACGTGATTTTATTCAAAGACCAACACCCTATCGTGGTATGCTTGTATATCACGGTCTAGGTGCGGGAAAAACGGGTGCGTCTATTCTTGCTGCCGAAGCGCTTGAATTAGATGGGCAAAAACCTGTGTTTATTATGACACCTGCGAGTTTGGACCCGAATTACCGTGAAGAAATAACAAAGTACGGTCCAATCGTATTTCGCACAATGAATTTTTGGACGTGGATACCGATTGCGTCTCTAAAACCTACACCGCCACCTGAAGCCGTATATGCTGTGAAAACACTCGGTATTCCTATCAAACTTATTGAGAAACAACGTGGCGTATGGTTACCAGATCCGGCGAAGAAACCTAATTTTGATATGCTGACTGCCGAAGAACGTCGTGATATTAAGAAACAGATTGCGGAACATATTGATAACCGTTATAAATTCGTACATTACAATGGATTACAAGAAGCAAAAGTTCGTTCATGGGCGTGTGATGAAACACGACGCAATCGGTTTGATGGCTCAGTCATAGTCATAGATGAAGTCCATAACTTAATTCGTTCAATTAACAATTCGGGATTAGAAGATTTTTACAAACAAGAACCACGCGACCTTGCGGAATATATTCCACGTTTCTGTAACACAGGTCAGAGATATCGTGTAAGTTATTTATTCTATCGTATTCTTTGTAATGCGGTCGGTTGTAAGATTATTGCGCTTTCAGCAACTCCGATTATTAACTTTCCGCAAGAAGTCGCGGTTCTTGCGAATTTATTAGGCGGTGATACACGTATGGTTGAGGTGAATAGCCCAGGATTAGCGAATCAAAAGCAATTCCTTGATATTTTACAAAAACATCCAGAAGTGGATTTTGCGGAAGTTATTCCACGACCGGAACTCGCGACATCAACGATTCGTATAACACCTGTACCGAGCGGATGTCGTAAAGTATTGGATGAGGCTACAGGTGCATTCCGTGGATTTATTCGTCACGAGCATTTCACAGCAGAAGAGGGTGAAATCGCGCGAGAACGTGCCTTGGAAGGCTGGTTTGTACGCGTCAAAGAGGCGCTCACTGCGGCAAAACTACCGGAATTAGGAGAACCAAAATATTCTTCGGTTACACGTCTTCCCGATACAGAACGAGTATTTCGCGAGTTATTCATTGATGAAGAAAAATTAGTCGTGAAGGAGGAGGTTAAATTGGTATTGATGGCGCGTTTATCGGGGCTTGTGAGTTATTACAAAGGTGGAAAAGCGGATTTAATGGCGCGTGTAAATAGTGATACGGAAGTGTTTGTTGATATGAGTAGTCTGCAGTTGAAGAAATACACGGAGCAACGTAAGATAGAGATTGATAGAGAATTAAGTGATAAAAAGAAGAAACCGGCGGCAACTGGTCATGTTTCCTACGAAGACGCAACGAAAAATCAGGTTCCAACATTTAAGATTTTCAGTCGCGCGGCGTGTAATTTTGTATTCCCTGCGGATATGGAACGCCCTGTACCGGCGGATTATCGTGACCAACTTAAGATGATTGGTGCGAAACAGGGCGCACCGAAAGCCGATGGTGAAGACGCGGATTTTGAAGTTGTTGCGGAAGACGGAATTATTGTTGATGAACGCGCAGAAGCAGAACAAACGGGAGATGGTGCCGCCGTAGCAGGAGCCGCCGTACCTGTAGCAGCAGCAGCAGCAGCAGCAGCAGCAGCAGTACCACCGACGACGTATGAAGTGGCGGTTGTAAATGCGGTGAAGGAGATTAAAGCGCGCGCACCGGAGATATTTGCGCTTGGGCGACTAGCAGAGATTAGTCCGAAATTCCAAGCGATTATAGATAATCTCGCAACATCGAAAGGTCCTGCGCTTGTATATTCCAATTTCTTAACATTAGAAGGTGTTGGAATCTTTGGAGTCGCGTTAGAAACACAGGTTGCTTACAGAAAATTAGACATTGTGCCCATTGCTGGTTCGTGGGCTTTAACACCGGAAACGCTCGCTGCGGGTCCAGGAACACCGCGTTATATTATGTACACGGGTAACGAAACACGTGAGAAAAAACAGATTCTATTGAATATTTTCAACGGAAAATGGAATAAAATACCAGGTGCGCTGGCTGAACAAGTTCAGGCTCTTACGGGTACAAAAACAAATATACACGGCGATATCGCACGGGTATTTATGATTACGGCATCGGGCGCAGAAGGTATATCACTGTCCAATGTTCGCCAGGTTCATATTATGGAAGCCTATTGGAACTATGTACGTTTGGACCAGGTCAAGGGTCGTGCGATTCGTATCTGTTCGCATATGGACTTACCACCCGAAGAACGTAGTGTAGATGTATTCACGTATGTTACAAAATTCTCGGCGGAACAATTGTCTAAAAAAGAGGTGGATGAAACGTTAATGAATTTTGATAACGGTGAAACCAGCGACCAGACGATATTAAACTTATTGAAAGCGAAGAAGAAACTTGCCGATTCGGTAGTGGATATCATGAAACAGGCTGCGATTGATTGTGAACTCAATGCGACCGAAAATGGTACAGTGGCGTGCTACCGTTTCGCAGGCGATCCATCTATGGAACATTTGTATCACCCGTTAGTTTCAGTGCATTTGAGTGAGGGCAGAGTGAGGGCACGCGCATAATAGGATTGGATTGTTCCAATGAAAGGGTATCTCCCCTTTCGTAACCCACTACGCAGTGCCAAAGAAATCCATGATTACAGATTTGTATCATTAACATATTATAAACAAGAATTAAATTGTTGTTTATAATAATTGTATCTAACGCTACTTCAAGCAGTAAATTCCTTCGTCAAACGCGTTTCCAATTCTTTGGGATCATACTTTGCTTGGGGTATTTCGACGCTATCCGAACGAAAGTAGGAAAGAGCTTTTGAATGAATATGTAGATTCATAACCGGTATATCGTTTGCTACCGGAACCCATAGATTATTGTATTTGCCCCAACCGAATCGTGTTTCTTGAATAGAATAAAGTGCTGATTCATTTACAAAACCGAGACTATTCGCACCTTTTGAATTACAAGGGTCAATACCACCAATGAATTGTCCATACACAGCAGCATCAAAAATAACCGGAAATCGCGAATCGGTCAAAAAACGCCCTTGTTCTGATGTTGCGGTATGTCCAATAAGACTTTTACGAGCGCGAGGTGGATTATTACATTCATGTGGTAATACAGGATACGAAAATACACGCGAAGGATAATCATTACGATATTTTCCTAGGATTTGCATATCATTGAATACTCCGTGCTTCATACAATCAATAATAAAGTCCACAAACTCACTCACATGTGTAGGTGTTCTGAAAAACATAAAGGTTGGATATCCTTCTTCGACCCTATCAAACGGCAATGCGATTCCTTGAGTAAATAATGTTTCCGTCGTCTTAATAAGTTTTAACGGAATATACACCATGTTATCCGTTTCAATCATATATACATTTGACAACTGGTATTTTTGTAAATACTCCTCAACTACAAAAAAGCGTTCAACAACATAACGCCAATATTTATTACGAAACGTAATATCAATACGATTCTCAATCAGACGTTCAAACTCTTCGTGCGCTTTGGATGCGCATAATTCTTCAATATAACACGGTGTAATAGAATAGAGTTCTTGTAGTTTTGTGACTTCTTCGAAATGACAAAAATTCACTAAAAATACAATATTGACTTCGGATACAGGATTCACCAGACGCGCTTGATGAAAACAATCCCTAAGATAATGCGGCCAGCGCGTACCAATATGCGTAATCAATAATGTTTGCATTTCAACTCGTTACTTTACAAATGAAAGGCACTGTTTATATACCGTCGAATATGCTATAAATAACGAATGAGAGCGCGTGTCGTATCATTTGTAAAGGTATCCCAGTAATTCACCGGTTTGGAACTATCTACGAAATCAAAAAGACCATCAAATTCTAGGGCATATAATAATGTAACTGTTTCACGTACAGAAATTGTTAAATAACATTTTTCATTTTTAACAAAAATACTTGTAGGGTTTTGAAGATAATCTGGCGATGAATCCATTAATACAGTGCCTATTCGCATAAGTGGTTTCAGTTTACCGCGAAGCCGGTGATTTTCCATAGCCGCATTACACGCTTCATCATGTGTATAATGAAATAGAACGGGTTTACTAACATAGACAATACGCCACGTTTGAATATCAAGAAGAACAATATGTGTGAAGAAATGTAGTTTGTCCAATACAATATTTGAATGACACGCGCCGATATAATATCTATTATTGAAAGGAATAAGATTTGTACTTCCACGCAAACAGAAAGACGAGGTATTCAACGGTAATACACACGAATCTTGCCGAAATATAACTTTACATGCACCTACTTTATTGAAATTGTATTGTAAAATCACGAGAGGGTCGTAGGAATATACAAAAAACAATTCATCTGCGATGACAAAGGGTGACCAATTCTTCTCAACCGGATTCGGTGCCATACCTTCAATATGCAAAAATGTAGGATTCCACGTTTCGAATGGTGTGATACCAATACAGCGTGTTTGCGCTTTGTATGGCGACAAACTTATAAAAACAATATAGACGGTATCATTGACGAGAATAAGTCGTGGGTCTTCAGCCTCAATACCGTATCCGTACTGTTTTGGGGTTGTCCACGTATCACACGTCGCATACAATCCGTTTTGATGCTGTTTACAAACGCGTTGACAACTATAAAGAACGGTGCCACGATAACATTGCGATTTATAAAAACAAAAATCAGATTCAGGATATTCATCTGTGATATTATCAATATAACGTGTATGAATCTCAGGAGCAAAATTGGAGACAAATTGTTTGAAGTGTAGTTCCGTATTCGTCGGCGTTGAACCCACTAATAATTCTTTGAACTGCATGCCTTGTACAAACTCAAGGGCATGAAATAACGCAATCGCGTTTTCATCCGTATAAGTTTTTTCTTTTATGAAAATCTGTAACCACGAACATAGTTTATCAAATTTCGGTTTTGGATATATATTCAGAACACCGGCTGAAAACGGTGCGCCCTCAATATCCTTCAAGCGAAATGTTGTTTTGAAAAACGTATTGTAACTTTGAATACAGGGTTCCATAGCGGGATGTGACCACGGTGTTTGTGTAAGAACTCCGTAAATCGCCGTTGTATCAAGTGTAACATAGGAATCGTAATGAAGTGTATCGTGGCGCGTTATACCAATACACGTATTTGAAGCGTGTAAGTTATTCCAATATATATGTAAGTACGTGCTTGTTAGGGATACATCGCGTTTATGTAAAAAAGGATTGTATGTAGGTAATTCGTGTTCCAATACGTGGCAAATTCCGGGCGGCGGCTTTTGTTTTTCATAGACTTCATTGATTCCTAGAAATGTAAATGTATAGTTATCATAACGAACTTGAAGTTCCTTATGATATGTGCACACGATTTGTGTCCCCATAAGACAGTATAGATGTGGTGTTTTAGGCTGCGATATTATTGACTATCAATCGTTGAATTCACAGCAAATGTTTGATTTAATCGTAGTATGGATGGTTTGAAAAAGTATATATTCAACCGGTCGGTCGAATTGTTCAGCTGTACATCAATTTCGCTGTTCATAAAACGCAATGCTGGTAGAATGCGTGATTGTATGGACCCGTGACGAACAAGATAGGACTGTGTTCCCCAATTGCCGGTATCATTGGTGAAAAGTGCACGTTCCACACCCTCCGCTACGGGTACACCTTGTGATTTATTAATATCAAAAAAAACAATATCCCAATCGGCAGGAACTGTATGCCGCCGTTCATTCCATTCAGTTAAGAAATCGGGTGTAATATGTATGTCGTCTTCCACTATCAAATGACCCGTGGAATCCGCAACATTCAATGTTGATAGATGACGAAGTAGGCGTTTATGGCTGAGCCAGCAACCTACCGCACCAGGATTCTGATGCACTTTCCCCTGGGGATTATAGCCTTTTTCGTACTTATGACCGGATACCATTAAAGCAACACCCTCTGCTAACGCTGATTGTATGGGTTCATCCTTACCGTACGTTGCGGACCAACGATGTACTAAATGACGAATGGGTTCGGTGGATTTACGAATCGCATTGAAGCGTTCTATATCTTTCTCAAGATTAATAACCCAAATTCCGTCAATAGATATCGGTTGCTTTCGAAAAAGAAACGCACCAATGAGAATTGTAAGAAGCACAGAAATACAAATAATATGCGATGTACGCATTCTTATTCTATGAATTTATTTTTCATTATTTATAACAGCAATCGACGATTCCGCATCACCTGTTTCAATTAGCGAAGGATGAACGATATACACATTCAAATGACCGAAATGTTTGTAATATTGTGCATCAATAGGCGAATTCATAAACCGTAATTCGTGGAGCATTTGTGGAAGCACCCCGTGACGTACTACGTAAGCAACTGTTCCTGTATTTCCAGCAAATGCGTCGTTTTTCGCTCGTAAGAGATTGGGAGCAATTGGGTCGCCGCGTGTCATTCCGGTATATAAATATACAATATCCCAATCATAAGGAATTGTTTTACGTATGGTATTCCAGCGGTCTTGGAAATCGTGTGGAACGAGTATATCGTCTTCGGTAATTAAATGTCCATGATAGTTTGGAACAGGTAAAGTATTCAGGTGCATAAGCAGTCGCTTATGACTTATCCAACATCCGATAACACCGGGTTGATGTAGTACGTTCGGATTTTTCTGATTTTCAGCACTATCGTTACTGCGAGTAATCGATGTACATACACCGTATGTTTTTGACGCAAATGTTCGGTTTACATCACGTCCGTAGGTTGCTGCCCAGCGATGTACGGGTACACCAAACCGGTCTTGGACTTTCATAAATTCATCAAGACGTTTCGTATCGCGGTCTAAGTTAATAAACCAAACGTCGTCTATGGATGCACGACGGAGTGTTCCGTAATATACGATTCCACACAATACTAAAAATACAACAGCGTACAGAAGGAGTCTGTTGTATTTCATCTTACTTTATACAGGGTATTTATCTATTGATAGTATCTATTCGCGATCAACATCGATTTGATTGATGTTTATACCAGGAAGTACATCCCAACCACCAACTTTGTAATTCATTTTGAAATAGAGTGTTCCATCAAGACCAACACCATAGACGGAACCATTTTTTATACTGACCCATTTCATAAGCGGACCTTCAATACGGAACCAGTTGGGAGCGAGCACATTACCACTGTCATAACACCATACCTGGTTTTCTTGAAATCCCCAACCGCCGGATACTACAACTACAACATTCTTATCAACAGCAACTTGATATACAGCACCGGGTCCAAGTCCATTTGACGCATTCTGTAATTTTAGTTCTATCCATCTAGCATTCAAATAATTATCAGCATACAACAGTCCATGTCCCGTATTAGAATGATAGACTTTGCCGTCGGATACACACGTTCTGAAGGCATCACCAGGTCCTCGTGTTACATTCATCCAATTCGGTTGCGCATTATTACCATTGTTCGCAGTATACATATTCCCCTGAGGATTTACTCCAAACACAACTCCTTTATCAAGCGAAAATTGTGCTAACCATCCGGTAGATTGTACCCATTTGGCATTCGCATAATTGTCTGCGAAATAAATTGTGCCTTGAGAATTTGTACCACCGACACGCCCTCTGGAAATCGTAACATAAGCAAGATTACCGGGCATTTGCACCCATGTCGGAACTGAACCAGGTACATGGCGCGCATAAAATACAAGCGTATCATTACGCACAGCAATAAGTACGTTAGGAGGTGGTGGAGGTGGGGGTGGTCTGAAGGACGCAATTCCTAAGCAATCTTGGACGGCTTTATCTTGAGTACGCATATTCGTAGATTTCATAGATTCATATGTACTCTGGAACGTTTTACGAACCTCGTTCCACTGTTTGCTAGAATAATTACTGACGGATGCTGCTGTAGGGTAGGCGGCACCACTGGCTTGGCAACCGACCTTACGGAATTCTTGTTGTACGCAGGTCGTGGGGAATGGACCATACGATGATGAATCGATATCACATACATCAAAATCACTTGTACCGACAACGAGCCATTTCGCAGCTTGACGACCAATTACGGTCGGTGCGCTTGTCATCGCATTGTAAATCTTTGTATATGTATCACCTAATGAACCCATATCAATCATACCGCTCGATAGTGCGGCAGGTGGAATGGAAATACCCATTGTACCGAGTATCTGAACCGCATGATTATCTGTATCATTGGGGTTTTTTCCAGTATAAAGGTTATTAAGAAGCGAGCCGGTTTTTTGGAATCCTAGACCTGTCGCAACCGAAATCATACATTCCTTTGAGAGTGCCCCACTAGGTCTTGGGTCGCATAGACGTGGTGATTTATTACGGAGTCCATTGAGTCTGGAGCACGCTGCGCTATACGAACCGCCACCACGCCTCAAACATTCACCATTCTGATACCAATTTCCCTCGAGTTGATTACATTCGCTATTCGTATATAACCGAATCCTATTATCGGGCGATGGATATCCGAGATTTTTACAATTATCGCCTTCGGGAGTTATAACAGGCGGTGGTGGCGGTCTGCATTGGTCAATAGTCGTTTTGGTGGTCTCAGCACAACTTCCTGGTGCGTTTTCGGGGTATTTGTTTGCTCCATTTGAAAGAATTGGAACTGCGTAACCAAGTCGTGCACAGAATCCACATTTACCTTTGATACTTGGAATTGTGACTAAATCGCATTGTTTTATACGTTTACAAACTTTCATCTCTTCACGCATAACCGCTGTATTGACATCCCAAATCCATTCTCCACCGCCTGGAAGTGTAGAGGGTTTAATCGGTCCATCTAGCGTACCGAGCGCGCCCGTAGAGGGTCCATCCTCTAGGTACCACCATCCGCAACCTGTAAGGTCACGCGGTCCTCGTATAGGCATATCTTTCGGGTTACGCGCCTTGCGGCACATTGTATCTTTTTCAATAAAGGCATCGTAAGGATCGGGGGCAAGATATGTGGTATAATCACGGTCTTCCGTTTTGGCTAAGAACATATCTGGTTGGAAAATTGCGGAATTTAAGTCACCCACATTTAATCCGGGATTTACGTAAATCTGTTTATCCAGTTTATCTTGGAAGTAGGCATCTTGTTTTTTTGAAAACTGTTTATTGAATTGTAAGAAGTCAGCAAATCCTTCGTCGTGTTTATTGTCCTTCTTATTCTGAAGCATATAGAGTATCAGAAATCCAATTAGAAAAATTGCAGTCAGAATCCATACGTTCATTCTTCACTCTATTGAGGTATTTCATAAAGTTTCGGGGGTTAGCAGACCTTGGTTATAGTATTCATATACATTCGTTATTGCGTCATGTGTAAATCAATAATATTGTTTGAAGTAAGGGGATAGTAAAATCTATAGTAGTATAGTACTATAGATTTTCACGTATTATCATTGTAATGGGCATATTTTCAACCAAACCAGTGTACTTACAAATTCCATTTCTCTTTCAAATACTTAGATACTTTTTGAATATTCGCTTCCGAAAGAGTCGTATTGTAAATAATGATTTCAGAAATAGTTCCAGTATAAAAATTGCCAACACCTGGCAAGCCATCGTAACTTCCAATAAGTGTATTAGGTTGCTGATAGGGAAAATAGATTCTATCACTGTAGGTTTGTCCACCGTTCAATTGTATAAAGGTTTGAGTATTTGTAGTGTAAGCAACAATTAATCCGGTTGTACCCGCAGTATAGGAGCCAGCGGGTGTTTGTGCTAGCCACGCCATACCAGGAGAATCCATACCTACCGAGCCAGGTCCACTTCCTGTTCCTCCAGCACTTACCGAGCGACCACCATACGTTCCCGAAAGTATATAGCGTGTGCCACCATTCGGTGTAGGATTGTTAAAAACGACAAAAAATGTTTCGTTTGTAGTTGGTTGACCACTATAATTTATTGTATAAAAGCTATTATCAAACAATAAGCTTTTTGTCCTTTCTGAATATGTTGCTGGTTTGTTTCCATATGCGTCATATTTTTTATTTCCACTCATATTGACCCATTTCGCAATCTGTGTTCCATCGGATGGTGTTGTTCCATTTCCAAAAGGGTCTGAACCATCGTACCAAATTAAGAGTCCTGGAACTGTTGAGGGCACAGGTATTTGTGCTGCAACTTTGTTAATCCCGTAGCATTGTGCGAGAGCATCAACATGCGATTCTTCTGACGATGCATCCGCAGACGTATTTGCGGATTTGAAAATAGAATTGTAAAAGTCCTGTACGAAATCTACAGCGGAGCCCGTCTGGCAGCGCGGGTCTCGGCTATTTGTAGCGCACGATTTAGAACGCGCCGTCGCAGCACGCATATTCGTACTTTGAATACTCTTAATATTGAGCGCACCATCTTTTGAAACAGGCGCAAATGTACCGCTACGTTGGCACGTTTGGAACGGATATTGCTTCCGCGATGCGTTCGATCCTTCATTTTTACGAAGACCGCTGAAACGCGCACCGATCGATTCATACGTATTTTTAAGCGTTGTCTTTGACCCGTAGGATTCATCACCACGATCTCTATCCGACCCTGTATTCATCCATAAATAATCCAAGCAATCGGCTTCCAACGAACCGAGTTTTTTCATAAGCATAATATTTCCAGCCGCATCCTGTGCTACATCTTCGCACGGCGTCATTAAATCCATACCGAACATCAGTTGAGCTGCTTCATTAATTGTTGTAGAGGAACCAAGTACTCCATTCCTGTCTTTACCCGTTGTTACAAGTAAAAAGAGATTGCTTAAATAGTTACTAATTGCGTCACTATCGCCTTTCGCGTTGAGTTGTTTCAGACCGCCATTCTCTTTTACAAGTTTACCATTGATAGGGTCGCCGCCGGAACTTACAAACAGATTGTTCAAGCATTTCATCGAGTATGCGCCGGCTTTCTGTCCAGCTTCCATACAAGGATCCAGTTTCAGGAAATCTGCGGTTTCGGGTTTCGTAATAAGAGGACCGGATGGTGCTATAGCAATATCATCTTTATAATAAGGATCTAAGAATACACCTGGAACTTTGACATCAAAACGAGCGACTTGGTCCGTCGCAATATTGCCCCATAACCAGTATTGATTTGTTCCCATAACACCACCTGGGATAGGTTTGGGTGCTGAAATCATAGAGCTACCACTAAATGTTCCGAGTTTGCGTAATCCACGATTGATACCAGTTGTTTTGTCTGTAGGTACGCTATTGACGGCTACAATAGAAGATTCAAAACCTGCAACACGATTCACAGGACCCGACGCATTTTCCCATTGTAATAACACACCACGGAAATACGGCGCCTGGTATTTATCACCATGTTCAGACCATATATAGGGCTGTTCGGCTTGACTGGGTGTTGAACCGGCGAGCGATTCAAAAAATGAATGAACATATGTATAGAAGATTTCTTGGCGTGTTGAATTCGGCGGTTTTATTCCGTTACACCACGACATTCCTAGATTATTCCAACTGCCTTTGTAATCAACAATACCACTAGGTCCGCACATTGGGTTCGACGCCTGCATAATTAATCCAAGGAAGTCTGAAGCCCATCCGGAACTACAGACTTGCGCACCATTATTCATTGCGGAAACCATTTCGTTTTTCGTCGCGCTACGTGCACCGATACGGCTACATATTTCTTCGGAGGATCCTCTAGATTGATTGTAACCATTCGCACGTGTACTACCTTCATTCACACGATATTGGAATACTTCTTTATTTCCAGATTTACGATGCGGTACTTCCATGGCTACAAATACACTGAGGTCCTGTAATTCAGTCGCATTGTTGATAGTTACAATAAATTCTTTACCGGGTGTTTTCGATGAACCAAACCCGACTTGATTTCCACGTGCGTCCTTGACAATTACGCGTGTCAAACCTGTTCCTATCGGTGTAATGACACGTAAGTTGACATTGAATGCGCGATTTTTCGGGTCATAAATAAACACATTCCCCCCAGAAAAGGGTGCTTGGGCGCATTTTTGCGCTGCGACTTTACGTCCATCGGCGGTGGAACCGTTGAAACCACCGCTCTCCCCGCTTTCCTTACAATCTAATTGATTCAATCCCTTTTCGTATGCGGCTTTGGTTGCGTAGAATTGGTCGGGGGCACAGTCGCCGACCGTAGGCGAATAGTGCGCCGGGGAACCTTTTGATTTCGCTTCGGCTTCTTGAAACGTTCTGTCTTGATTCATAATATACAAACCACCCATATACTTGCCGGCTTGCGAATTATCGTAATTCGTACCGCCTTTTAAGCAAATACCACACTCTTTATAGGATGGGTCTGTGAACATAGACCCTGCTATACGTCCACGAACCTTTGCGCAGTGTTTCGCAAGACCGAGAACTTTATTCGTCGGGGGCACTTGTGCGGTAACTGCATCACGAATCACACCTTGTAATGTGAGAGAGTCGGGACTTGTTTCCAAATCCGCTGTATTCATCACATCCGAAAGACTTCGTGTGGCGGCTTTGAGTTCAGCGTTGGATTCGGCGTGCGCAAAGTTCGGACGACTAATATCAATCGTATCTGCGAATTGATTGTATGTAGAACGACCAGCGTCACGATACTCTTTTGGCGATAAGAATGTCTCGTGAGATTCG